CAGTAGCCGAACCCATGCTTGGCGGTTTGGGAGTAAAAGGTACATCACTAGTGGGATTCGATACCAATAAAAGCTCACAAAAGACTATTCGTAAGCCAGAGGTATTAAAGGGTGCAGATAAGCTAGCCCGAACCAAGTTTGAGAAGCTATATAACGATCTCTCCACCACAGATACTGCTATTAATGGCAGAATCAATGAACATTGTATTATAATCAAGGCGTTTTCCTGATAAATACATTTATCAGGAGATATCATGCCACAAGATTCCATAGGATTTCGTAACAGAGAAGAACTTATAAACTATACTCGTTTAAGATTAGGCGAGGGTATGGTTGATGTAGAGCTCGATCGTGAGCATTATGATATGGCTATTGATAATGCAATGAGTATGTATCGCAGACTAAGTTCAGGTGCCGTGCAGAAAAGTTATATATTTCTGGAAGCTCAAACAGAAACTAACAAATACACTCTTCCTGACGAGGTCATGGTAGTTACTAGATTATGGCGTAAACAAGCAGGTCTAAGTGGTGGCCTCATTGACAACGGTGGGATTATTTTTGACCCTGTTTATGGCGTATACCCACCAGGCAGTTCGGGAGCCGGCGGCGGAGTACTTAGTATGGTCAATGCCATAGCAATGTATCAGGAAACAGCTCAGTTTGTGCTAGCTGCTGAGTTTGATTGGCTGTGGGACAGAGTTAGTAAACAACTTACCATACTTAGGCGCATTACATCTGATGAGGAAGTCTTAGTGGCTGTGGAAAACTTTATTCCAGAGGCTACGTTGTTAAGGGATGTGTACAGTTCAGATTGGTTGGCAAACTGGACTCTAGCCGCCGCTAAAGTTACTCTAGGTACTGCTAGAGCAAAATACACCACAGGATTGCCTGGCCCTGGTGGTGCTATCCAGCTGGACGGTGAAGCCCTGAAACAGGAAGGTTACGACGAAATGGAAAAACTTAAACAAGGCATCTTTTTGTTTGAGGAAGGAAGTCGTCCACTAGATTTTATTATAGGTTGACATATATACATTTTATTTAAATACATACAAAGGCATATAAATGATTATAGGCATAGTTGGTCACATAGGATCCGGAAAAGACACAGTAGGCAATTTCATAACACAATCTGTAGGTAAAACAGGACGCACAGACAGTTTTGCAGCTCCCCTCAAGGATTTATGTTCAAGTATATTTGGATGGCCCAGACACCTTCTGGAAGGTAATACCATGGAAAGCAGGGAGTTCCGTGAGACACCTGATATTTTTTGGACTCGCAAAACAGGAATCGATAATTTTACTCCCAGACTAGCTCTGCAACTTGTGGGTACTGATGTTCTTAGAGATCATTTTCACAATGATATCTGGATCAACAGTTTGGAATATAGACTAAGAAAAATATCTGACTCTGATACAGTAGTAGTTACTGACGCAAGATTTACCAATGAACTAGATATAATTAAGCATCTGTGTGGAACTATAATTTGGGTTCAACGTGGCGAATTACCGGCTTGGTATGAGACAGCCGTGGAAGCCAATGGGGGGAATGTTGTTAGTAAGCGTATCATGACTACAAGATATCGTGACGTACATCAATCCGAATGGAATTGGGCGGGGTACTCAGTTGATCATATAATTCGCAATACTGGCACACTTGAAGACTTGAAGATCAAAACATCTCAGATCTTATTTCAAATACAAAAACGTCGAAAACAAGCCTGACCTATTTATCTGTTTAGCAATTTTTAATTCCAAAGATATTCTAATAAGGCATAATTATTGCTTTTTAGATAAATATTGCTAACTAAATCACAATAGGAGAGTTATTATGGCATCATTAGTATCACCAGGAGTGAGTATTAGCGTAACTGACGAAAGTTTTTACGCCAGCGTTGGAACAGGTACTGTTCCTCTTATCATTGTAGCAACAGAAGAGAACAAAATCTCATCAGACGGTACAGGTATTGCAGCATATACCACACCAGAAAACGCAGGTAAAGTTTTTAATATTTCTAGTCAACGCGAATTACTCATCAATTACGGTAATCCAAAATTTTATACAAGCGGTGGTACTCCACTGCATGGTTACGAACTTAACGAGTATGGTTTAGAAGCAGCCAGAAGCTATCTGGGCTTTGCTAACCGTGCATATGTTCTCAGAGCAGACATTGATCTTGCTAAGTTGGCGCCTAGCGCTACAGCACCTACTCAACCACCAGCTGATGGACAATGCTGGTTAGATATTAATAATACAACGTGGGGCATAAAGCGCAGAGTAAGCGGTGAGTGGGTATTACAGAACGCTGTTGTTGTACCAGCAGATGATATAACTTCAGATGGTGTTCCAACTACTGCTTATGGTGTCGATTATGATATTGGTGTGGTATATTACACTTCTGCAGGCACAACAGCAAATACTATTAGAATTTGTGAAAGAAGATCTGGTGCCTGGTTTATTATTGGTGAATCCACTTGGAATACTGCAACAAGCAATATACTGATTATCAATAATCATTTAAATATTCCTGCAACCAGAGCAGACGGAACATCACTCAGGGATAACGATATGTTCCTGCAAACTTCCAAACCTAATCAAGGCTCAAGTATCAATATTAAAGTATATAATGCTTTGGCCAAAGAATGGCTAACCGAAGAAGTGTATGGTTCCAGATATAGCAGCGAAGCATTTTCCTATTATCAAAGTGTAAACGGCATAGAGGATGGCGATCTCTGGGGAGATTATGATGAGACTCCAGTTGCAGAAATCACTTTACGCACCTGGGAAAATGAGTCAGCCGGCACAGAAAATATTTTTTATAGTACTATTATTACTCCAACTGATCCACTGTTTGATTTAACTGACCATATCAATAGTCCAGGAACAGCAGCAATGTGGATCTCCATTAATGATAGCGGTGTTTTTGATGCAAACGGTTATATCCCTGTGTTTTTTACAACAGATTCCAATAGTGATGGTTTTGCTAGTTTGGCTGATGCAGTTAGTGACATCAACAATAGTGTATCCGGTGCTACTAACCAAAGCCTCAGAGATAAGCTCAGAGCAGAAATTGTAAATGGCAATCAAATTAAATTTACTCAGCAAAATGGGTGGCAGGTAAAGTTCTTCAATGGAAGCATACCTGGTTGGGCACCCAGTGTTTTGGGTCTGCAATATGGCACACTGGGTGATACCACGTCTGCATTTGCTTACAGCGAATGGGCAGCTCTTTCATATGTTGCAAGCACTACAGCACCTGTGGGAAGTGTCGCTGATAAAACACTTTGGTATGACAATGTAATTAGCAATGACAATATTGACTTATTAGTTAATACTGGAACAGCCTGGTCTACATTCAATGGTGATATGCAGTTTCAAGTACTTGCGCCAACAACACAATCCACGGGCGGTACTTTACTAGTGGGAGATGTATGGATTAGCACAGATAACTTAGAACTATATCCCCAGATTTATCGTTGGTCATCTGCTGGATGGGCTTTGATGGATAACACGGATCAAGTCACTGCATCTGGAATATTATTTGGTGATTTTAGACCATCTTCTGTTGGTGTATTATTTACTGATGCCCCCAGTGCTGTATTGTATCCTACAGGAATACTTGCATGGAATATGGTTGCTAGTGGCGGTACTATTAGACAATGGGACGAAAACGCTAGTCGTTGGAGAACTGTAAGTGGTTTAAAGGCAGACGGCTCTCCATACATGCTCAGGCATGCACAGCGTAACATGGTAGTGGCTGCAATGCAGGGTGCATTAAATGCAAACGAAGATATTCGCAACGAAGGTTTAAGATTTAACCTTATTGGTTGTCCAAACTACCCAGAGCTCATGGACGAAATGGTTAACCTTAACGTGGATCGCAAGGAAACTGCTTTTGTTGTGGGCGATACTCCCATGCGTTTAGCATCTGACAATACTAGTGTATCACAGTGGGCTACAAATGCAAACAATGCTGTTGGTAACGGTGAGGAGGGTCTTACACTAGCTAATCCTTATGCGGCTGTATATTATCCAAGCGCTCTGACATCTGGACTTGATGGAACAGATATTTTAGTTCCACCCAGTCATATGATTCTCAGAACCATGGCTTACAATGATCAGGTTGCTTATCCCTGGTTTGCGCCTGCAGGTTATCAGCGTGGATTAGTTAGCAACGCTACAAGCGTGGGTTATTTGGATGCAGAATCCAATGAGTATAAACCTGTGGCACTGAGTCAGGGCCAGAGAGATAATTTGTACATCAATAAGGTTAATCCAATTGGCACATTCACTGGCCGTGGTATTGTAGTGTTTGGTCAAAAGACACTTAATCCAGTGGCGAGCGCCTTGGATCGCGTAAACGTAGCACGTTTGGTAAACTATATACGTGACAGACTGGACGAAGCTATGCGACCATTCCTGTTTGAGCCTAACGATGATATTACTCGTCAAAACGCTAAAACAACTGTTGATAGATTTCTGGGGCAGTTAGTAACTTCCAGAGGTTTGTTTGACTTCCTAACAGTATGTGATAGCTCCAATAATACGCCAGATCGTATTGATCGTAACGAGCTATGGGTCGATATTGCTATTCAGCCAGTTAAATCCATAGAATTTATCTACGTTCCAATCAGAATACAAAATACCCTGGGTGAAACTGGCCAGTAAGTATTTCAAAACCTATGCAAGGGGGCTTAAAAGCCCCCTTTTTTGTCTTTAAACATAGTATATAATAATTTTAGGTGTATTTAGATAAATAATGGCATAGACAAATATCCAGTAGGAGATAGAAATGGCAAATATTAATACAGTTGAAACTCGTGACAAGTTTGGTGTACCACTTGCTGGTAACCAAGGTAACGGTATCCTTATGCCTAAACTACAGTATCGCTTCCGCGTTACTATGTTGGCAGGTTTCGGCGGTGAGCCTCAAAGCAGAGTGCTTACTCAAAACGTTCAGAGTGTAACCAGACCCTCAGTGTCTTTTCCAGAGGTAATTATTGATTCTTACAACAGTAAGAGTTATATTCATGGCAAGCACGAGTGGTCCACAATTGATATTGTCGTCAGAGACGACATCACTAATGCAACAACCAGACTTGTTGGTGCGCAGCTACAGCGTCAGGTTAACTTTTTTCAGCAAACTACACCAGCTGCTGGCAACGATTATAAGTTTGATATGCAAGTGGAAACCATGGACGGCACAAATGCAGGCCCCACAGAAGTATTTTATCTGGAAGGTTGTTTCCTGCAAAACGTTGCCTATGGTCAGAATGATTACAGTACCAATGATGCGGTTCAGATAACCATGACAGTGCGTTTCGATAATTGTACCCACTATCAGGGTGACAATGACATCAATGGTAGATTGGTGGGTGGTAATCCTTTCCCAGATTCAGCCAACCTCAATGATGCTGGTGTTCAAGCCTAATAACGGCATGACATGGCGGGATCCCCTTATAAAAATGTTTGGACTGCGTTAACTGCCCAAGGTTTTTATTTGCGGGATTTCCGCAATGCATATCATTACAATCCCTCACAAGATCCTCCCAGACAACAATTTGGTGGTTATGTCAGTTTTGTGCTAGACAGGGATTTGTTTGGGCAACCGTTCTTTGATGAAGTAAACAACGATGAACTCAGAGTCCGTATGAGTAGTTTGATTCGCACAGCCGATCTGCCGCAGGTAGAATTCAAAACTCAAACCATGAACGAGTATAACAAAAAGAAAATCATAAACACTGGCATAGAGTATCAAGCTGTAACTATCAGAGTTGTTGATACTGCTAG